ACCGGGTAGGTAAACGTATGCCCACCATTTACCGAAAGCCCGAAATCGTAACCCTGCCCAATTGGGTTGTAACGACCAATGGTGATAAGCGCCTCATCCCACATACCGAGTTTGAGATCGCCTGCCTCGGTGCCAATAGTCGGGTTTTGGCTCGTAGCAGTGAGAGTACTGAATGAGTTATGTGTATGGAACACAAATTTCACCGAGTCGCTTTGCGCTCTCACAACGAAGGCGTAATAGCCATTACTCGCAATGGAAGCCCAAAGGCTATGCTGTTGGAACGCTTCCCCGACATGGAGAATACTGGTCTCAGACCTGCCCGTTGCAGTGTTGAATTGAGCTAGCCCAAACAACTACGTCCAGGTGCTCCCAACCGTTCGGTACGAACTGTTGTACCAAATTTCCACCCCATTCCCAACGGTGGGTCGTAAGACGATGTACATCTTGTTCGTCACGTCCCAGGGATCAAGGATATGGTAGCCAACGGCTGCACCAGGCAGGCCAGTCCTGCTAATTGGTATCCAATTCACGGTCCCTGCAGTACGATTCAGCGTGTAAGCGGGGTAGAGTACGTTGCTCTTGATTGCAAGTGTAATGAGTTCCAGGCTCACTGGGCCACCCAAGTCTTCAGATGGCGGCAAGACTACATTACCATCTTCAAGCAACTCGAATTGCCGTGTCTTACGCTCAATGAGCGTGATCGTCCAGGCTGTATCCCAGCGCTGCATGTTGTTTGTAGAATCATGCCTCACCGCCTGCTCCATTGGGGGCGGCGGGAAGGGCATGACTGACCACACTTCCTCTATGCTTTCCAACCCTGTGTTATCCACGATGTTCGGGTAGAAGATGGTATAGAGGTGCAGCGGGTAAACCGCTTTGCGCATGTGGTCGAGAAAGGCCCGTATCTGCCGCTGCGTGAGACCAGGGAAGGCACTCTCACTAGCTGGAGCGTCAATGGTGAACTCAAAGATGCGGATCGGCTCAGGATTCGGCTGCGCCCGAATGGTGTAATCAAGAAGAATTGGCGTCGTCGCAGCGGTCGTCGTGGCGAAGTCCCAACGAAAACGGGTACGGCGCTGGATGAACTGCTTAGGTATCAGGATGACTTGCGGCGTCGGCGTGGTCGTAACACTGAGCGTCCGTGAGTAGGTAGTGCCGTCGTCGGCCTCTAGCACCATCGTGATACTGCCGCCTGTACCGTTGGCCGCCGCCGTGATGGTGACCTCGAACCAGAGCTTCGGCGTGTTAGGGCAGCCAAGGTCGTTCCAGGGCTCATAGAGGCTGCCGCTTGCGGCGTAGCGCATCCGTGTGTCCTGCAAGGGGTCAGGGCCAGCAGGGAGCGTCCAATAGGAGGCCTTGAAGCTCAGATCGGTCGCTGTGCTCGCCCAGAGGATAGGCCCAGAGGTGGACTGGCTTGTGATCCACAGCTCATCACTGGTTGTGGTGCTCAGGTCAAGCAAGGAGCGCCAGACTAATTCGTCCCCCACCTGTTCGAGACAAACGATGCGATGCGTGTTGTCAGCCGGCTTCTGAATCTCGGCGTAGAGGTATTGGGTGTCGTCCACCATCGCCCGCACACGCCCGATGAACCGACCAATCGTTCCTACTTCCAGCGCTCTCTCCTGACTTAAAGCGGGCGCCACATGATAGAAGCGCCCGCCCTGAATCATATAGAGCAGCCCGTAGTGGGTCGGGTAGAGCATCTTGTCGCCACTCCAGACGTAGGAGTGCCAGCCGTTCCCTCGATCTCGCTTCTTTTGAAGCCCTGGCAGCAGGTCCGTTGTGTTCCCTTGCCCGTCAAGGTTGAAGATGCCCTCTTCCTTGCCAAACACGGCGTTGTTGGAGAGGCCCACCATCTCGAAGGAGCCAGTGGAAGCGTCGCCTGTCTCGCCTATCGCATCAGCAGGGCTCCAGGCGGCGCCACCATTGATGCCGCTGGTGGTCTGGTAATGCAGATTCGGCATCCGCGTCTTATGCAGCACGTCGTTGAGCACCATGAACTGCTCGGCTTTATCGTCCGGATTGCCCCGGTTGCTCTCAACCCAGACTGCCCCATCGGTGCTGTAGGCGTACACCGCTGTTTCACCCGCCGCTGCATAGAGCACATCATCGTAGACCACGAGATCACGGAGCACAGCAGAGCCGTTGGAGTGGGTGAAAACGAGCGTGAAGAAGGCCGTACCCTCTCCTGAGCCAGACCAGCTACCGAGGCTATAGACTCTTGTTCCCGCTATCGCGACGTAGAGAACGCCCCGAAACTCGACGGCTGCACTGATACGGGCTGGCATAGCTGCCTGTCCCGAGCCAAGGCCAGCGGTGTACTGGCGTGCCGAGAGCGTGGGGTGGCGCTTGCGGTGATCGACGTTGACGGTGAAGGATGGGCGATTGCCCTTTGGTCGCTCATAGTAGGCCCCGAAGGGACCATCCCAGGCGCTCTTCTCGAACTGTATCTCTAGGGTTTGGGGGTCGATGGCGTAGCCGTTACGCCCCACGAGGTCAACGATAGACCTGCTCGCGTCGTCATATGAGCGATACATCGGCCCATTTTCGCCATCGCGAATCTTGAGGCCGATTTCGCGCAGAATGTTGTTGGGAAGCGTCTCCTCATCTTCAAATTTCAACTTGATGTGCGAGCTGCCAGGGGGCGCCGCGCGGACCGCAATCCCAGCCATCTAACGGAAGATTCCGTGCGCGATCCGTGGTCTAGGAATAGCTATCCCATCGCGCTCCATCGCTGCAGCTTCCGCTTCAAGCTTCTGGACATTCCCATCCCACCGTTGCGTCTCGCCCACCATCTCAAAGAACGATGCTTTCTGATAGAGCCTTTGAGCCGCAAGCACGGCCAAGTAGTCAGCCGCCTCATCTGAAGGCAACTCCACCGAGTCGGTGGTAGCGCTCACGATAGGGTACTTGCCCTCACCGACGATGCGGAGCCAGTGGCCCACAGGGATACCTGGATACCAGTCCTGGTTGCGCGAGAGACGGGTACTGCCCTTTGAACCGCCATAGGTGGGACGCTTGTAGAAGCCGTAGCCTCGGTCGTAATACTCCGGTAGGCCGAAGTTCTTGTAGTCGATCACCCGTTCCTTGATGCCAAAGCCTGCATTGGTCGCAACGCTTGCCTGCTCAAAGTAGCCAAGCTCCACCATAGAGAAGCCGTTCAGATAGAACTCAGAGGCTGGAATGAAGTCCACAAACTCCTGGATGGTGGCTCCCGTCGTGGAAGCCAGTGGCAGCATGAGCCGTGCATTGTCATAGATAACGGCGCCAGTAGCCTGTGCGGTCAGGACGGCAAAGATAGGTTGCATCGGGTCCGCTACAGCCTTTGAGACCGTGACGGTGTTCCAGCCTGCCGCCAGCACCGTGTCTACCGTCGTGGTCGTCCCATCGCTGGTGAGTTGTATGCGTGAAGTGTTGCCAGAGCCAGAGGCCCGCACCGTGAGAATAAGCGTGTCTTGGTCAATCTCGTGAGCAAGTCGAATGCGTTGGCGAATACTTGCTGAGAGTGGCAGGCTTACCCCATAACGTCCCTCAAAGACCGTCGTAGACTCCCGGGCTGGCGTGCCCGCCACAATCTCCCAATCGAGTAAACGCCCAGTGGTCAGCCAATACTCGAAGTGCGGGTTGCGCAGCAGGTTCCCAGATGGCATGTCCTCGGAGACGACGTTGGGAATGGCACGCAGAAAGCGTGGATTACGCAGCGCCTCGTCAATGGCCTGGAGCTTCAACGTTGGGTGGAAACGGTGCATCCGAAAGGTGACACCAGAGGCAATCTGCGCCGAGAAGGGAGTCTGGACGTAGAGCACCGAGAGATCGGATACGGCATCATCCACCGGCTCGTACTTGGCCGAGGAACGTATCTCGCCACTTGCAGCGCCGCTACTCGGCACGGCATACATGGGTACCCAGCCGTCGGCAGGACGTTCACGCAATGCGGTCGCTACGAGGTACGTACCGCCAGTGTTGCCAATGGTGGTAGTCGTCAGCGCATGGTAGTCAGCGATACGTTCTGACATACGCTGCTCGATTTGGAGAACCGTGAAGGTCTGGGCCAACTAAGGCTCCTATTGCTCGATGATCTGCTTCTGGATGATGTTCTTGCGCCGCAGCGTGTTCGCCGTCGTGCGCTGTGGCTTCGGCCGCACAGGCTTGCGCGGCGTGTTTCGGTAGACCTTCTTGTCTTTTGGCATTACTTCTTCCTTGCCTTTCCCGCTTTACGGTAGGCTATGGCTATCGCTTGGCGCTGTGGCTTTCCAGCGTGCATCTCTTTGCGGATGTTTGCTGAAATGACCTTGCGGCTTGAGCCTTTCTTCAATGGCATGTTCTCTCTCTCCTCTACCAACGTAGACTACCGACCCATCTCTTATCGAATGCAAATCTATCAATTGCCTTGTCTCCGCCACCCTTGCCGCCGCCCTTGCCGCCGCCCTTACCACCGCCCTTACCACCGCCCTTGCCTCCACCGCCACCTCCTCCACCGCCGATAGCAGCGCCAGAGGCTACCACCTCGATCACTACTTGTGACACCCGCGCAATTGTAGGAGAGCCCGCCGCTGTGTATTTGGCCCCAGTCTCAATCGCGTCAATCGCAGCCTTCGTCCACTGGAGTAACGTCGCCGGGCTGGTCTCTATGACCTCTCTCGTGTAAGCGTAGGTCACCGCCGGATCGACACTACTACCGGTGTAGTTGGTTCCACCCGTGCGGATGATTCGCTGGAGCGCGGTATTTCCCGCCGCCTCATCGCGCCACCAGGCAAGATATTGGATAGCCTGGATGATCGGTGTATCCGCCAAGTCCGTCATCGCATAGAGGTCAATCTCGTCCTGAACAGTAGTACTATTGTAGGTCGTATCGTCGTCTTGGTTTGCCTCATCGACGTTCTGGAAGTTGCTCCCTGCGCTGGGTGTCCACTCAGTGGTAGTGCCTGCCCCGGTAGGAAGCAATGTCCGCACCTCCAGCCCAGTTGCTAAACCACCACCCGAGATATCGTATAGATAATTGTTATTGGCTGTACCTTCACCATTACAAATATACACATCGTCATCGTCCACATTACCTGTGTTGATATGAGCGAAAGCCTTTACACCGTCTAAGTGTCCATTAGTGGCGAGAGTATCCCCTGTAAATGTGGCGAAGGTGACTCCATCTACTCTGCATTCGAGCAATCCTGCTGCATCATCAATAAAGTGCTTGAACTCGATGAAATACCATGTCGCTGTTGAAGCTGCTGTTAATGTCGAGGTTGCAACAACGGTTATATCACGGCGACAGATCAGCTTACCGGTAGCATCATTTACCAACGATCCCTCGGAGCTCCCCAAATCCGCGCTGAATGTGTGCCATATAGGATAGGCACCATTGCCTGCTGCAAGGGAACTGAACCGATAGCCCCTTCCCATAATGAGCGTCGTTGTGTTCGTGAAAATAGGAGAGTTCAGTTGAGCTGCCTGCTCATTGGTAACTCGTCGACCATTGATGCCAGTCCTAGCAGCCAACGCCGATGGAGCATTCACCCAAGCAGAGAACGACCACTTCTCGGTGAAAAGATCATAGTGGTCAAAGCTGTCCGCGAAGAGGAGGGTCATTATCGACGCCGAACACCCGTAGTTATTTCCTCTCGAACCCGTCCCAGTCTATCTAGTTCTGCTGTTGATAGGGGAGTCGATCCAGGTATTGTCTCTACCCCAAGGCTCCAGCGCTGACATTCATCTAGGTCTTTCTGGATGTTTCGCAGTCTGCCTGCTGCATCAGTCGTGACTATGGTTGCTACCTGAGCGCGAGTCAGTGCTGTCCGCCCAGCGATAGGAGCGTCTGACCACCAGAGGTAACTTGCTCCTTTAGGTTCACCACGTCCGCCAGGAGGCATTCCTTGGGGCGCAATCTGCATCTTGCCCGTTGGGAGGCCATCTTTATCCAGTTCCGGCGTAGAGACGATGGGTATGGTGTAGTAGGGCATGGCTCGTTCGAGACTATCTCGCGGTCGTTTACGAAGATTCCATGAATTAACGCACCCCTGGTAGCGAGGCTGAGTTGATTTCAGCCCAAGAGATAGACCAGAGCCATGAAGGCCCTGTCGTTCCTGCCCAGCTATAGACAATAAAAGCGGCGGGCCCGACAAGAAATATGGGGACAGCAGGCGTCCATAGCGGGCCTGGCAGAATGCCCTCAGCCGGGCTCACGTCAGGAGCAATATCAGCGCTGAACAAGCGCATCCCGTATCCAGCAATCGCTGTTGGATTGCTGTAGATGCTGCAAATGTTGGGGTTGCCGCCGGATGTTCGATTTGAGACGACTTTCTCAGATGTGCCCCCCGTGTTGTAGCGGTCGATGCTATCCATCTCAAGAATGAGCTCGATGTCGCCACCAGCCACCGTCCCTGTCTGGGAAAGGTCAACGTAGAGCGGGATGATTGTGATGCCCAATGGCACGTCGATCAGAAAAGTCGGCGTGGTGTTGGCGAAGGACGTCTGACCCGTAACCGTATCGTTCTGGTCGGCGTCTGAGGCAATAAAGATTTGTCCATAGATGCCAAGCCCAAGAAGGAGATCGCGGCTTTCCGAGAAGTACTTGCTGAAGTGGTCCCGCGCTACGGTGCTCATCGTGGCGCCGGAGCCGCCTGACGGAGCAAGCCCATTGCCTGCGCCGTCGCTTGGTGCTTGTCGATGATGTGGGCCTCAAGGCGCACCCGAATACGCTCTTTAGCGTCTCGCCCTACGCCGATGTCTGAGACGAAGAAGTTGGGGTCGTTGCTCATCTCCGTCACCTGCTCCTCTAACCGCTCATCGGGAATCAGGCGCCGCTTGCCGTGCTGGGCGCAGACGGGGCAAGCAGTGTAGAGCAGCGGCTCCTTACCGGAGCAAGCGTTGAAGCCCTTCTCAGCGTGCTGGGAGCCGCAGATGGGGCAGACGGGATAGAAACCATGCCGCAGGAGCAACTGAACGTTGGATGAGGGCACAAAGCGCATGTTGCCCTTCGCGTCATACATCCGCACGTTGATGGGGCCTCGATGCGTCACTGAGCCGATGTTGGAGAGTCCCTGCGTCACGGTAGCTGTAGCAGCCGCGAGGTCTTCTGTGCTTTCAGCGGTACGGTTAGCGAAGTTCGCGCTGAAAACCTCCTCGTTGGTCACTACTCGCGAGGCAGCGGCGTTCAACTGCTTCCGGTTCTCTGCCATCTTACGTAACCGCTCCCCATTAGCAGCCCTGGCATCGAGCTGTGCCTGCGTCGGTGGTTTCTTTTCAGTCACTGCCATTAGCTGCTCCTATATGTTGCAGGGTGATGGGGTACTCCGGTATCTGCCCCGATGTCTCCCACACCTCGCTGAAGTCGTCATGCTCAAAGTAGACGCGCCATTCTCGGCTCTCAGGCATATACACGGCGCCTCTGAACTCCGCGCTCTCAGGGATGCCCTCGAGCACGGTGAACTGGTGGTACTCGCCTCGTTGAAAGAGCGCCTTGAACGCTCCAGCTGTCAGCGCGAAGTAACCAAGGCATCGCCGCTCCTGGGGCCTTCCATCGAGGTCGCTAGAGATGAGCGGCATTAGTAATTGAGTCCTGGATGGCTCTGCCAGTTGCGCAGCTTGTAGCGCATCTGCCGTGGCTTGTCCGTCACGGGGTTGCGCTTATGCTTCTTGATCCGTTCCTGCAACGCCTCGCGGAACATCTGGTCGAACTGCTCTCTCGGCGGCAGGCCACGCCGTTCCCGGATGCCCTCGAAGTCGATGGGCCCCTTGCCCTGCTTTTTGAGCTCAGCCTGCTTCTCGAACTCCGCGATAGCGATTTCCTCCAACTCAGCACCTTCCACGTTGCCGTTGGCGACGAGAAAGAGCGGCTGCGTGCCATCTGGACCAACGATCATGATTGGCTTCGGTGGGAGAGCAGCGCGCCCTCCCACCCGATAGGCCAGGTCCTTCACATGTCTCTGGCTCACCGCCATCACCGGCATCTGCTCCGCTGGCGGCAGCAAGTCCTCCATGCCGTTCTTCATCCCCAACATCGCTGAGGGGAAGAACATACCCTTCGCTCGTAGCCGTGCCTGATAGCGCATGATCTCATCCTCCATCCGTCGCTCGGTAAGAAAGCGTTCTGGGAAGAAAAACTCGTCGTGCGCGTAGTCAGGCATCGTTAGTCTAGTTTCAGCTCAATCATGCCAAACTCGGTGGTAGCGGCAACCTCAATGACATGCCCCACGATAGGTGTGATCTCAGTAGGAGGCGCAGCCTCCGTGAGACCCCACGCCTCGACGCTGCCATCAGTAGCATTGGAGGCCATGACGCTCAAACCGATGATGACCGTGCCGTCAATCAAGACGGAGCAAGGCCCCTTTGTCTGAAGCCAGCAACAGTCCCCTGCGACCACGGCCATCTGTGTCACGCCCAGAAGCAGGGCGGTGTTGACGCTTGCATGAATGATGAAGTCGCGATAAGGGTTCTTGTGCACGCCCACGGTTGTGGCGGCAACGAATGCCAGCTTGACGCCAGTATCCAGGTTGAAGTTGCCTGTTCCAGCGGAGGCGATGGCGAGATGATTAGCGATGCGGTAGGCATAGCCCTCTCCCGTATCGTCCTCGACGTTGAGGTAGCCCTGTGCGACCTCATTGAGGTCCATCGCGGTCGCGCCGAGCGTTACGCTCAGTACCTTCGTGCCAATCCCAGGAATATCTACCGCGAGTTCATCCCAGTTGGCCTCGGGGATTTCCGATTGCACAAGGTTCCCAGCAGGGATAGTGCCGCCAGCCCTTGCGTAGCGGAACTGTCGTCCACTAGGGGTAACCAGAATGGTGCCCCAGGGATGGCGGCCCATGCCGTCAGCCTGCGTGGCGTGAATTTCGTACTGGGCGCCCTCGCGCCCGAAGATGATATTCGGAAAGCTCATTGCGTATTCCTTTCCCGGCCTGCGGGCCTACTGTCCCTTTACGCTAGGTGACATAGGGCTGTGCTAGTTACCGCTTTAGCAGCCATATTGGAGGCAGTACGCCCCCCAGAGCGATCCGGCTGCAAGGATCGCCCACCACGCAAGCCACACACCCATGAACAGCATATGTCACGCGGTGGGCAAAACTGCGTCCGAAGTGATCGTGATCCCAAAAGCTAGGGGCCTGTGCACACCCGCGACATACGAGCCGGTAAAGACCAGCTCCTTGCCACGCAGGGACACGTCTTCCTGGGTGTCCTCCATTGGCTCGAACTCAGAGACGTAGATAAGCCCCTCTCGCGAGCAGACCACGCCCTCAGCATCGTTGGATGCATCCACTGGGATGTTGGCGGAAGTTACGATGGTTGCTCCCGCGAGTGTGCCGATGGCCTTGCTCCCCTGTTGGAGCACCTGATCGCCAAAGGCAGTGCGGCCCGGGCCAACGGTGGCGCCCGCAGCGGTTGGCACGTAGACGTTTGTTCCTGTCGGCACGTCGGTCAGCGGGATGATCCGGTTCGCTACCGAGTGAATGGAGCAGGGATGAAAGATGCCGAAGTAGGGCTCCGGCGCTGGCTCCGGCGTGGTGACGTTGTTGCCGACACGGATACCGGCCACGCCCGCCGAGATGAGGCCAGGGCTCAGGACGGTTCCCGCAGCGCCGAGTGTGGCAGTGGTGAAGCTATCGAACTCGTTGGCGATGTCGGTGTCTTCCTTGAGGTAGTAGGCAGCCGCCATCATGCGTCCCGTCTGGCGCATGAGATCAGGGTCAGCCACCCGCCGCACGGTCGTGCGGGGTAGGATGACCTTGAGGCCGACCTCGTTAGGGCTGTAAGCGGTTTGGGCATCAGAGAGGTCTTGCGCCTCGGTGATGTCAACGCCATCGGAAAGGTCGCGGGCAATCAGCCGTCCGTAGTCCAGGATGACCTTGGAGCGGCCCGAGTGCGGCGCGAGCGTGAACTTGGTGGTGTAGTCCTTCAGCTTCGGAATCTCGTCCCGTAGCCGATAGAACTCCGTAATCATGGTATTCAGCGAAGCATCCAGCGCCTCGCCTACGCCTGCCAGTTGCGGTCCGGGCATGGGTTATCTCCTTAGTAGTTCATACCGCTGTTGTAGGCAGCGGTACGTTGTGCTTGTAATTCTTGGTAGGCGGCATCGTCGCCGTCGTTACGAGCCTGGAGGATGGCTGACTCGAGGTCGCGAATGGTGGTGAAACCCCTACCCGCTGCACCCGCTGGGCGAGGGACACGCCCATTCTCACGCCTTATCAGCGGCTCTTGTTCCGCCAGTCTCGCCTTCAGCGCCTCGTTCTCCTTGCGGAGCGTGTCCGCTTCAGACTTGATAGCGGTGGTTGCCTTCTCAGCGGCCTTCTTGGCGATGGTGGGAGCGATACGTTCAAAGAACTCCTCAGCCCTTCCCGCCTTCGCTGCGTCCAGCGCGAGGTCAAGCCCATCGGCGTCCTCGAAGCCTAAGACCTCTCGGACAAGCCTTTGACCAACCCAGCGCTCCGTCTGCTCCTCCACTGTCTCGACGGCGCGGGACTTCTCATTCTCCTGCTCGGCAACCTCACGAGCGCGGTAACGAGCAAGCTGCTCGTCTTGAGGGGTAACCTCCTCGCCAGCGTCAAGCCTTTGCCTATACGTCTTGGCGAGTTCTTCCTGCTCTGCCGCCTTCAGCGTCGTGGCCTTGAGCTGATTCCTGGTAGTATCCAGAAGGCTCTGCCACTTGCGCTCATCAGCCTCTTGCTTCTTTTTAAGAGAAGCTATTTCGGCCTGGATCGTTGTGAGTTCGGGAGTGGAAGCAGGAGATGGAGACTCGACTTGCGGTGTCGCCTCGCTCTCCCCTTCCTGTGCCAAGACAGGTTGCGCGTCCCCCTCTTGAGTTACAGGCAGCTCCGGTATAGACAGCAGTTCCTCAGCCGCAACCTGAAGTTCCGTTGTCGGTGTCGAAGTCCCGTTCATTGCCAAGGGTGGCACCTCCCGTGAGACCCTATAAGAAAACCCCTGAAAGGTTGGCCCTCCAGGGGTTTGTGCTCGCTCTAGGGCGAGTGCTATTGCGTTATCGCTGTATAGTAAGCGAATCGATCCCCGTTTTGTCAATATTTGCATCTAAGGTCAGCGTCACGAAGGTCTTACAACGAGGGCAGCGGGTCTCTATCGTGCCAAAGCCACGACCATCGTGCTTCAAGAGCAAATGACCACAAGAAGGGCAGCGCCATTCGCGGAGGTTAGCGGTTCTCATCGTCCCAGTATTTCTCGAAGGCCACTATTGCGCGTTGGTGCGCCAGCCGTCGCAGGTACTCTTGTTGAAGCGGCAAGCGGCGGCATTGTCGCTCTGGTAACTGGCGTACTTATCTGGAGCGGCGCGGTCCCTAATGGCGGCACACTCGGAACCTTCCCACCTTCAATCAACTCCAGCTTCATCTCGTTGCGCACCTTTTCCCGCACCTTGTCTATCACTCGCTCCACGCCCTTCTTCTGAATCTCAGGCGGCAAGGAAGTAATCGTTGGATCAGACAACAGCTTGCTGAGCGTGTCGTAGACCATCATGCCGCTCACCTGGCGATAGCGATGGGCAGTTTTGCTATCCATCTTGATAGACTCGGTCCCGATGGTAAGACGGTCGGAGATAAATCCAGGAGTGACGCCAATATTAACAAGTTGCTCCGTCAGAGGATCAGGAGTATCTGGCGGCAAAGCAGCAGGCAGGAACGCCATCAGGCCAGAACCACCCTTTCGTTCCACGTCCTTGCCGAAAACGTCCTGACGGGTGAGAACTTGCTGACTAAGACCAGGGATGCCCGTCTCAATGCGCTCCCAGATATCGTCCGGGTCTCGCATAATCGTATCAATCGCCTGAGCCACATTACGCTGCAATCCACTCAGGGGGTTGAATCCACCCGCGATGCTTGCCAGCCACGCTTCGGCATACCGCACGGGGTCAGTGGCCGCATTCACCATGTCGGAGAATCCCCGCAGGAACGACATATCCAAAAACGATCCCACCGTGAGCGCTGCTGCAGTAATCGCTGACTCCTCGGGGTCGCTACCTTGCATAAATGAATCACCGATCACCGAGGAAAGGAGCAATGGGAAAGCCACGGGACCAAGCCAGCGGTAATCCATCCAGTTGTCACCAATTTTAATGCTATATGGCTGTTTGCCGAGACGGTAGAACTCGTCACGCTGCGCAGGGGTAGTCGGCGCCCTACCTGTAAGGTTGCCATTGGCGAAAGCGGCGGCGCCCCAAGCGGTCATACCAGAGCCGATTATGCCCTTCGCCAATGTCTCTGCTGCCTTGGGGTCACGGCGAGCTAATTGCACCAAACCCTGACCTGCGCCATAGGGAGTGAGCGCGAGCCCCTGTCGAAAGATATTCCCTGGTGTTTTGACAAAGGGAACAATGAAGCGGGCCAGCGGCACCTTCTCCCGAATATCGAGAAACGTCTGGGTAATCTTGCCAGGCTCATCGGTAAAGGTCGCCATGTGGGAGAACTTCCCGGCCCCGGCGAGCATATCGTCAGTGGGACTCTCTATTAAATCTGCGATTCTATCGGCTTGCGCCTGGCCCTTCAGACCTGCTTTGATTGCTTTTCGCACAGCCAGTGCTGCCAGCTCTGATTGGAAAGCCATGCTCTTCGCGAAGGCATCGCTGGCTACTAAGAATCGACCTCCTGCATTGAGCGGGTTAGCGATGCCACCAGGGAACTCATAGTGCGCAGGTCGATCAAACTGGGCAGCGTCTTCAATGTCAAAGCCGTTACGCAACACATGAAGTGCTTTCCGAAATCCTTCTGGCATCCCTTGCAAGAAACCCATTGCTGAAGGCAAAGCCTCATCAGGGAAGAACTCTTGTGGGCGTCCTTGCAACTTCGATATGGGATAGTCCAGGGCTCCTCGGACACCACGAATGGGGATTTGTAGAGTGCCATTGACGGCGTTGCTCACAATATTGCGAATATGCGTTTTGGGGCCAGAGAGCACGTTGGAAATCCAGTAACTCTGCAACTTATCAAAGTTACTGAACTTGCCCTTGCGCAGGTTGTTCAGCGCCTTTTGAAAAGCAGGGTCTACCTCACCGAGGCCAAGTTGCTGGCCTCGCGCTAACTGATTTACTTTACGCTCTACCTCAGCCATAATTTTGGGCGGCTGTCCACCGCCTGAAGGTGGCTGTGCCCCAGTTGCAGTTGGCGGTTTGGGCGGTTCTATCGGTGGAGGTAGCGAGGTTCCAGTAGCCTGCGCAATCGAGCGCTCCAGCGTTTCCTCTAAGGAAGGTTGTGCCTCACGAATACGCTTGACTTCAGCGCCGATGGAGGCCATCTCATCGGGATTGGCCTCTCCCTTCTCGAAGAAGTTGTAGATGCGCCCTCGAAGAGCAGCCCCTTCTGGCGTTCCAGCTAAGCCTTCAGATCGTAGGAACTCATCGGCCTGCGAGCGCGCAATCGCTCGTTGCTGAGGGTTTGTTGGAGCAGCCTGCGCAAGCTCCCCTTCTGGCACAGCGGCAGATGGGCCAGGCGTTGCCTTACGACCTTGAAGCCACGCCTCAAACTCGGCTGGCTCATCGAGGCTAGGGATTCCGCGCTTTTGCCGAACAGCACGAACCATCGTTTGTAGTTCCCTAACATCGGTAATGTCCTTCACCTCTGGCATGAGCACATCAACAATTTGACGCGCTGGTAAACGCTGTGCAGCCAGTTCTTCAATGCGATCTGAAACACCCATTTGGTCGGCGCGTGCTACCAAACGATCCAAGTCCTGCCGTAGCCAATCTGGGATTCGTGCAAAGCCTTCCTCAGAGCCCACGAGCTTGTTCAACGGCTGGAAGTTTGCCTGCAAACGCTGTACCAGACCTGGCCTCGTGGCCTCTTGGCCTGAATAGCGGATCATGTCTGGGTTACGCACCATGTAGATGTTGCCAGACTGAACAGCGTCCAGCCCCTTCTCTTCCATGTAACGCCACACGGCAGCATCAGGATTGCGGCCAATAGACTCGCCTACCTCACCGATGATGCTCTTGAGATTGACCTTCCGCACCTTCGCTTTCGGATCGAGGGTGACACGGAACATGCGTGGGCCAGCGCCTTCCGTCTCACCAGCAGAGACGGCGTAGGTTGCTGCGTAATTCGGGTCTTTCGATAGGTAGACAACGCCACCAGGAGGGGCTGCTAGTTCATCGAAGGCTCTAGTAGCGGTCGTGCCGTGAAAGAGCGGAGTTGGTGCACGAGGTCCAACGGCCTCTCCTATTTCTGCTACAGCACGCCTGATGCCTCGCCCTGCTAATCGCCCTCCAACCTGTCCTACCTTGCCGACGGGCAAGAAGCCCACAGGGTCAGCGATTGCGCCAAGAGCACCACGGCCAGTCAAACGTCCCAGTAGGGTATTGATGCCACCTAATTCACCAACACCTGCGCCTTCTAGGAATGGTTCGGCAGTTGGCAATGAGGAGAGGACGCCGAGAGCTGGGCCGAGTCCAAAGGGGAGATTGCGTGTAATGGGATTCTGCTGCATCGCCTGGACGTTCTCAGGAATGCTCTGAATCCCGCGCCCATAAGCGTCAAGTTGAGCGCCAATCCCTCGACCGAGGCTGCCCAGAACACCGCCAAAGCCTGCCCCTTGTCCAGGAGCAGCATTGGCCCTAGCAAGCCGTGCACGCATCTCGGGTGTCATCTGCGGCCCTGCGTCGAAGCCCTCCGCTTCCTCGCCAGAAGGTGTATATAAGGAAGGCGTCTCGAAGCTTGTGCTCCCACCACCACCACCGAAGTCAGAAGGCCCTCCCGTGGAATATCGGTCGTAGGAAGCCTGGTACTTTCGTGCGGCGCCTATGGGATCGTAGGGTCGCTGAGCGGCGGCGATGAGTTGCCCTGGTGTGCCCTGGAAGCCTGACTCCAGGAGTCGCCGCACGTCGGCAGCGAAGCGCTGAGTCTGGCGCACGGGGTCGATGTCGCGGGGAGCCTGGGCGCCCCTTCCTTTAAGGTGCTCTTGGTAGGGGCCGTAGCTCTGCCCCTGGTCGCCAACGCGGTTGTAATACTCGTTGGGGTCGTCGTAGAAGCCGCCCTCGTTCTCGACCGTGGCGAGGGCGAGGTAGGGGTCGATGCCCTCTTTCTGGGCAGCGCTGTAGATCGTGCCTCGGATGCCGCCATAAGGAGTAGTCCTTCCTCCATAGGCGTTGGAGACGAGGCCACCGAGACGCGAGGAGCCGCTACGGTAGCCGGATAGCCGCTCACGGAGGCTCATTTATTCATCCGCCACAGGTGGAGCATCGCCAACCAGAGGAAGGAGTAGGAGACGAGGATGAGAACGACGGTGAGGACGAACATCACCCGACTGCTTCAAACGGCAGAGGAAGCACAAGCACTTCAAAATGGTACTGGCAGAGATACACTAACTTCCCCGTTGCGTACCGATACAGATGAAGCGCGGCAACATTACAACCGCCAGCCTCACACCTTCGCTCCTCAATCCACCCAGGAATCATACGCTTACTCGATCTCCCCTCGCACCGCCTTCGCCTGCAATTCCATCGCCTCTTCGAGCGTGAGTTCTGCACCCAGGACACGCTGGCGCACTTCTGCCCTCAGCGGCTCTAGCGTGTAGCCAGCGGGGGCAGGCTCACGGGTATCGACTGCTGGAGGCGGCTCGACCCACTGCTCATGGACTTGCCAGTGAGTCTTTTTGTCCTGTGTCTCATAGGAGGATAGAAAGTAGGTCTTCATGCCACGAATGTCACATTATGGACTTGTTCCCAGGAATGTCCGTGCTTTGTAGATCGGTAAAGTTTCTGATCTCCGTTTGAGAACACGGTGATGTACATTACGCCTGACCATTCGATAGCGCGTTCTTGCAACGGCGCGCCCAGGAATAGCCAAGAAGCGACACCTACAACAGAACCCAGAAACTGGCGGCGGTTCATCCTCGTAGACTCCCTCCATAGCCGCCGAAGCGCAGGCCAGAACCTACGCCACGACGGAAGATGGCGCGTTGGTATTCTTGCTCCGCTTCTGGTATCCCTTGAAACTCGCGTGCCTCGGTGTTCGCCGCCAATTCAAACGGCGTGAGGTTGCGCTGAGCCTGTGGTCCCTCGAAGCGGAGATACGATGGCGTAGTTCCCTCACCCGCTGGTAATCCCGCCAGCTTGATAGGATCGCCCCGCTGGATTGCGGCCATGCTCGGCGGCATGGGGACGCCGCCTCCTCCTTGCGCCTGCCCGCTCATATCGACGCCGTAGCCACCGCCTGGGTTGGCTGACATATTAGGGATGCCACCTGCAGCGGCTCCTCCACCTTGAGCAAGCGTCGGAGCGAACTGGCCGAGGCCGACGTACTGCTGTGGGCTTCCTCTTAATAAGGAAAGGTAGGTGAGCGGTTGGGCTGTTCGAGCGGCCTGAATCTGCGTCTTCAGCTTCTCCTGCTCAAATTGCGGTAGTTCTAGCTGACTAAACTTCTGTCGCGCCAGATCGAGATAGCCCTGCTCCACCCCACCAGCGCCACCAGCCTTTTGCAGTCCAGTCAGGATACCCTGCTTAAAGGTAGGTTCATCAATAATCCCCAGGTCGAACGCCGCCTGCCAGTTCTTGTAATCGCCGGTGAAACCACCGCCACCCGCTCCTTTCAGCAACTCCTGCTGAATGCGGGCACGATATTTGGCGGCGAGCGTTGTATCTCCGGCCTTATCGGCGGCAACAGCAGCAGCCTCCAAATCCTTCAGTTCCGCTTGGGAGAACCCACCAGCACCCGTTGTAGCGGGCATCGAGGCAATAACTCGTGGTTTCGTTCCTACCTGGCGCCCAAAATCATCAAGGACTGGCTCATTCACGTAGACGGTGGTCTCACCGCCGAAGGTAAACGACTCGAAGCCCTCTGGTAGCCCTGCTGTCCCAGGAGTTGGAGGACGATACCCGTATGCGTCCTCAATAGCGACGAGTTGCGCGTTGGCAGCATCATCAGTGAGAGATGCACGCGCTAAGGGCAGGAGCCCCGCGATAGCCCGATTTCTTTGCCCCGCCGGAATGACGCCTTGTTTGATGCCAGCGTCAACCACATCCTGAACATATTTCAGGATGTCCGCCTCCTCAGAGGCATCAATCTCGGGATTGCCCTGCGGCGAGGAGGTCTGGACCCCAAATCTGAGTGCCGTGGCTACTGTGCTCCTTGTTGTTGCGCTTCCATCGCTAGCTCAGCCTGCGCCTCTTGCAACGCCTCGGCGATACAGACTTGGCACGGGATCGTCTCCCCGGGTTTATGCAGGCGGTTCTCAGCGTAGGCGTAGTCTTCGGGGCCGTACTTCCTTATATCGAAGGTTGAAGGGATGCCAAACTCCTTCTGCATGGCGTCGTCAATGTCCTCGATCTGCTTGACCAGCAGGCGGTAGGCCTCCAGGACTACCTGCTCGATGCTACTGGGCTGAGGCATCTTCATACTCGTGAATCTCGTCTAGCCATGAAAGCACGAGGCTACGGACATTCAGTTCATGTGTCTGCGGGAAAAACCGGTATGCCTCACCTGAATTGTGCCACACCTTCCACCCAATCTCCGGCGTGTAATGCGGTTCAAATTTGATAACGACCCTACAATTATGCTCTAAACAAGGAACCGGTAGAACAAAAGGCCTGTAAATCACGGCCTCACCACCCTTTGTCCTTCGCTTGTTCTAGGCTTGGCGATTGCTTCTATCTCTTCTTCAGTAAGACCTTCCAACTGAGCCGCCTTCCGAATAATCACTTCATCATCTGGCATGAGGCCCAGAGGAGAATGGAACAAGCGATCCAATAGGATAACTACCGCTTGGCGCTGCAATTCCTCCAATGGTCTTGTCACGGCCCATACCTCCGTTGTCCCTCGCTTTCACCAGCCATCGCGTTCTCCAGCTCGCTCACTCGGAGCGCCTCGGCTTCAGGGGAGCCTGGCGGCTGGTAGATGCGCCCCATCTCAGAGGGTGAGGCGCCCATGCCGGTGAGGTCGCCCGTGCTCATGGCGCTTCCCTTGCCGTTCCTGCCTGTTTGGGCAGCGCTACGGTCGGCGACAATCAAACCACGGTCAATCAGGTAGCGTTCATAGAGCTTGCCAACGGCCTTGGCGACGATGGGCTGATTGGCGGCGGCGGCGTCCTCCGACCGTCGTTTGGCGATTTCGGAGATGGGGTCCTGTACCTTGTAGCCGTCCCGTAGGTACTTCTCCTGCGAGATGCCGCCGGCCTGCCAGTGCTCAAGGGCGGCCCCAGCTTGGCGGTCCATGTCTTCCGGCGGGCCTGCTAGCAGCTCGATCTCGACCGAGTAGGCACCGTCTATGTCCTCAGAGGTCACGAGCTGGTCCACGTCGTTCCCGTATGGGGAGCGGCCGTAGACCCTTACCCCTTTAGGAAAGACCTCATCCACGATATGCAGCGCCGTGCTCGTGGCCTGCTCGAACATGCCCTTAGCAGCCAATAATACCGACTCAAAGCGCATTCGTGCCTCCTGGAGTTGGAGGCTGGATTCGGCGGCGGAACTGGTGCCAGGCTGACGAATACCGGCAATGATGGAGGGAGCGGTATCCCTTGCCAATTCGCCGCGTTGCCATTCCATCATGCGCCACAGGTCGGGAGCGACATCGAGTTCGATGAGGGGCTTGATGTCCACGTCAGGGGGCACATACTGGGTCTCGCCCGAGCCAGGCCGCAGGTCGGTCATATCCTCGCGGTTCACTCTTAAGGAAGGGATGATGATCTGATTGACGATGACGTGGCCCATCGCGTACTGTCTGCTCCGTTCGATGATGGCCTCGCGGTGCTGGGTAAGGAGGCCGCGCATGATGTTCTCCGGTTTCCCCGTGAGATCCCAGAGGCCGTTGCCGCCGATCTTTATGGCGTAGGGCAGGCCAAACATGGTCTTCTTCTTTAATAATGGGTCGCGATCACCCTTTCTGAAGATGGCAAATTGCTCATCCTCCCACCATTCCTCCATCTCGTACTCGGTGTCGTCAGCAATATCGCGGGGCAGGTCGCCATCCAGAATCTCGATCTCTTCTTTGATCTGGTAGCCCCATTTCTTGTAGGTGTCGGTGACCCAGCGAGGCTTGTTGGGGCCGAGGTCCCAGGTGAGCCAAGCGGGATTGGGCGCGGTGACCCAGAAGGGGAACTGGAGGTGCTGGCCTCGCTCCCAGCGTCTCGTCCGCTTCTTATAGTCCTCGTCCGCTTCACCCATGTCCTGCTTAGGAGGCTGCTCCTCGTAGCAATCCACGTTGGGGAGGGTTTTGAGGGCGCCCATATCGGTGGCGAAGAGGTTCTTGATAGCCTGCCGGCCGGGGTTTATCTGACTCGTTTGCCAGACCATATGCCAGTAGCCGGTGCCCCACTTGCTCCGCTTCTCGGCATCGTCGATGTCCTGGGCAGAGACAGCCTTAGCGTTGACCTTGAGGTAGCGGATGAGGACATGATCAGTGGGCTCATCCACGATCCGCTGGGCGTCGCCAAGTTTGAGGGCAGGTTGGCCTTCGGGGAACTGCGCGTAGAGGAACTCGTTCCGGTAGAGGGACTGGGCGGCGATGACCTGGGTGCGGAACTGGCCGAACTGGCGGTTCGCCAAGTCGATGGTGCGGCGCATGACGAGGTTGGAGGTGGTCACAGTAGGCGATACTCCCCATGCTCGAGTACGTACAAATCGTCGTGTACGTCCTCATCGCTTCCTATCATAAAGGAGGGAACGATACGCTTTTCGGCCAACAGACGGCCCATCAGATCAGGGTATAATTCCATCAAAGCAACAATATGTAACGGGTGAAACACCAAAGGGCGGTCAGGAGCAGTGGATCTGAGGATCGCTTCATCCATATCCATCGTTATTGCGAGTCCCACGCCGTCATCGCGCTCAAACATCACTTTATAACTCACGCTACGCCTACCCAGCGCTTCGGCTTGCCCAATTTCTGGCTCCCGCTCTGGCCGATAACGTGCGTCAAGACAAACCCCCCTGCGTCGTAGGCGTGATCCTCCGTCTTCTCCACGTCCTCGTAGCCCTGCGCGGCGTCGCGGTACTGCAATCTCGGCAACTCCCAAATCAACCGTGTACAGGTATTGAATATGTACAATCTAGGCGCAGGCGCCTGATGCGTCAAATAATGAATGCGCTCGGGGCTCTGTTGGAGGGCCAGTTTCCAGGCTTGCAACCTATTTGCCCGGGTGCTGCCTCGGTCGGCTGGGCCTTCGGAGGCGAGCATGATGTGACCGAGCCACCTGCCAAACTCCTTGAAGGCTGACCATTCGAGGGGCCGCTCAAGGTCCCTTACCATCGCCATTCTTGGGTCAACCCAGGTGCCGATCAGCCGGTCTCCTTGGCTCATGGCGGCAATGGCCTTGGCGTTGGTCTCGGCGTTCTGCCCGCGCTGTTCGTACTCTCGGAACACAAAATAGTTGCCATCAGGGTCCTGCGTCATCCACTCGCAGACGGTGGGAGCGTTGGTGCCGTAGTCGATGCCTCTCCAGACAGGCCAGCTCCTTGGAATCTCGAACGGCGTCACGACATGGACTTCAGAATCGAACTCGGGGAGGGCCTGGCCCTCGAACACATCGCGTGAGCCCAGGATGAGGCGCCGGTATTGGTCCTCGGTGTAGCTCTTCCTTCTGCTATCCTCGAAGTCCGCTGGCAGATTCCCAGCGTTGTCCGTCCAGAGGCTCTGAATGAAGACGAACTCGTCCGGGTACTTGCTCTCCATAGCGTAGAACCAGTCCATGCGTGGGCTAGGGTTCCAGGTAAGCAGCATCCGGTAACGAGGCCGCTCCCCATTGGGAAGAATCTGACGGAGCCGTCCATTGAGCAGTCGCACCGTGTTCTCCGGCACTTCCTCCACCTGATCGACGGCGATGCAGCCGTACTCAGCGGATGGGGAGTAGTCCTTGAGCCCAAGAAACGTGACGCGGCTGCCGTTGTGGAACCGTGTCCAGGCAGGAGCGGACCGATAAATCTGAGCGACCTCACCCTGGGCAACGAGACGGTGGAACAGATCATAAATCTGGGTAGGAGCCATAACGTCGGAGTAGTCGTAGCGAGCGATAACGCACTCGATGCCCGGATACTTGCGCATCACGAGGATGGTGACCATCGCTTCCCAGAAGGTCTTGCCACCACCCTCCGCCCCACCATACCCCGTCCAGCGAGCCCGTACCGCTGTCGCCTCCCGTTGCTTGGGATTGGGCGGCTTTTCCGCAGCAAGAATTTGACGAGGCGCAGCAACAGCCATTTAGCTACGTTTTAGCAGACTTGACAGGAACCTTGCAATCAGCGTAGATTCGCGTCAATCGAATAGCAGGGTATTCCCGTTTGGTGTTTGGAGTCTCGTCTACGCCGTCCCAGAAACCCCTAACCGCCGTGAGGCCGGAGCCGAGAGCGTAGATACTCAGCAATGAGCGTCGTGGCCCACTCACCGTAAACGGGGGTACCATCCCCTCCTAGCCCCACTTACTCGGACGTACTCTTAGCTTCCCCCTGCGAAACACTACCTTCAATCCCTTCGCCGCCATCAGCTGCGTACTCGTCGGGTAAATCTTCTCCTCACCACAGAACTTGCAAACGCCGTAGTTCTGCTTCTGCTTCTGGCCGTTCACCTCAATGAACCGCCAAGCAATCGCCTCTTGATGCGCCCCTGTCGGACTACCATCACACATAACTCCCTTTTTACCGCTTCTACTATAAAAAGTAAATCGTCCACCTCAATCCCCTTTTCCTGGGATCGCAGTAAATGTGAGACGCCCTACCGAGACGTGGCCCGGCCTCACTCCCCAAGCCTTCGTTTGATGGGGCGAAGCCAATACATACGCTCACGTCAGCATTAGAGTATGAGAGCGTAGCGGCAGCGGTGTAACGCATAGTCTAGGGCTTGGTACGATTGCGGTCACGCAGTGGGCTGTAAGGTAACGCTTGTAAGGTTGTAAGAATGCAGCGTCGCTATTCGTACCTTATGTTGCCTTATAGGTTTAGGTGCTTACGTTAGCTTACAATGTTTCACGTGAAACTAAGGCTCCGGCCACTCGGTCTTGACGATAACTTGGTTGACGTTCTGGACTGAGACTCCACCCATACCACGACCTGCTACCTTATCATCAAGTATGCCAAGAGCGACTGCGAGATCACGCAACTCGCCGGGTTTCACGCTGTCGATAGCGACCTCGAAGCGCTCTGTTAGCTTCGATAACAGGTGCTCACGGCGTATCTGCAAGCCTTCCTGGACCTGCTCACGCGGCGCTTCTCCTCTTTCATGGGCAACGGACGCCTCCCGGGCGAGGGAGGCTAAGGCACGTCTCACAGTTATCTCTGCGATACCGACTTGTCTAGCAGCGGTCTTAGGTGGAACGCCTTGTTCAATAAGGGCTAAGGCTTGAGCGCGTTCTTCGGTCTTCTCGGGATTCATAAGGTCACTCTAAGTGAACGGTGCAGCGGCGACAAGTTTTACACGGTATTGGGCAAAACTCTCACACTTATTGGTGGGTAGCATGGTTGACATGGATAGCGCGGTATACTATAGTTAGGGTATCAAGCGGTAACGAGACATCGGAGGTAAGACGATGGCATACACATTCCAGACATGCGACTGCGGAGTAGCACACGATACCGCTCACCACTTCTACGTGAGCGTCCTCGACGGCAACCGCAAAGGCTACCTACTAGGTCCGTATGACACGCACCAAGAAGCACTAGACAACGTGAAGCGTGGAACCAAGATGGCATACGACAGTGATACCAAGGCTCCCTGGTACGCCTACGGAACCGCCAGCACCGAACGAATCCTCAAGACGGTATTCGGAGCATAACCAACAAAGCGGCGGGCTCCCTCTAGTCCAGGGAGCCCATAGACACAACGACTAGGGGGTCGAAATGTCCACACAGATTCTAACAGGTCACGACAGCGCGGTGACAGCCTACGTAGTCGAGGACTACCCTTACGGATTCAGGCTTCGCACCTCAATCCGATATTGGATAGAGACTCGCCCGGGCTACGGCCAGCGGTTTATGAGCCAGACGCTGAATCCAAAGACTGGACGCTGGAATAAGCCGAAAGCATCCACGTACAACGTTCTCATGATCATGCACCTAGACGCTCAGGAACATGTGACCTACGCCACACCTGAAGAGTTCGACCTATTCCGCGGTGACGAGGGGCTAGACCGCTTCGAGGCCGCTTACAGTGAGGCGTTCGGGAACTACGAGAGAGAGGCTATCCGCTACCTACGAGCTCGCAATCGGGCGGACAAGCGCGTCACCTGGACCGTCAAGCCCTATGTTCAAGGTGATCCGGTGCAGACCTTGAAAGAGCAGGCGCAGCTTTACGGCGCCGTCGTTCGGGATGAGCTGTGGAGGGAATCGGAGGAGGCGCGACGTGGCTAACCTACAGACCGCTATCCTTGGCCTCTGTCTCGCGGCTGTGCTCACCATCCTCGGGCTGCAAATCGCCCGGGATCCATTCAGCCAACGCAACTTTGTGTGCCAAGAGGACGAGGCTTTGGTTTTCATCGACACACCCACCAAGGACCGCACCGGCTGCGTCAACCTCGACCGTCTGGACTAAGGAGAATCAAAATGCCACGGTTAGACTCATACGCCTACAAATGCAGATGCGGCAATTGGATTCACAAAGACATGGCCTATCTGCGCTGGAAGGAGCGAGATGACTTTAGATACTGAATGGTGGTCAAGGATTTGGAAGGAACTAGAACCACAGGTCTATTTAGAGCTAGAAAGACTAGAACAGGAGTCCACCTACATGGAAACTCAGGACGCTCTGAATGCCGTCCATAACGGAGAGCTAGTGAACTGCACACGGGATGAATATATCGCCACGATCCGTACAGCACTTCAAGAGTACGCTAGTGACCGCGTGGATAACGGCGACGCGCTGCGAATGTACCTAGCGCTGTCAGAAGTGAAGCGATTGGATGCGCTATACAAGCCATTCGGCAAAGCACGAGCCTCCTAATGCCTACCGTCAACATACGCTCAGTTCCCGACGAGGTGAGGGCCCGCTTCAACGCGGGCGCCTCCCTACGCGGCCTTACACTCGCCAAATACCTTGAACGATTGCTAGAGCTCCACGAGGGTCTGCGAAGGGACAGCCTCATCGAAGGTCACACCGAAATCCTGCTCTACGAACTCGGTCTCCAATCCGTCCACAAGGAAGGCTAGGTATCCTTACCATTGCCCTCTTGCACACGTACACAAGTAATGGTACCCTGTAGGCATGCAGATTCGGCTAGAGAGGCGTTGCGATAATTGCGGGGCGTTCTACAGCCCAAAGGCCAACGTGGTAACAGGCAAGAAGCGACAGCGGTTCTGCTCCAAAGAATGTCGGCTGACCTACTGGAAGCGAGTCCTTAAGGCACTCCGCACAGCCGCTCTCTCAGCATACGAACAAAGCGAGACTCCCGACCGAGTGAGCCAGGAGTCTCTAGCCGCTCAAGGAGGTAAGCCATGAGCAACACAACCCCAGTATCGCAGCCCCTGCAAGAGACCGCAACGCACACGCCGGGGCCTTGGCATCGGGGGATTGCGCACGGCAATCCTCTCCTCATCTTCGAAAACGCCAAGGACGCTCGACTCGTTGCGAGTGCCTCCATACCGCACTTCACTGCGCACGAACGAGAAGCCAACGCACGGCTCATAGCGGCAGCGCCCGACTTGCTCGAAGCACTGCAAGCCGTCGTTGACATCTGCGATGTGGACGAGACGAACGACCGTATCGTGAGCGCGAGCATCCGGTATTTGCTCCCAGAGATGCGAGAGGCAGTCGCCAAGGCCACACAGCCATGACCATGGCCGCGCCTCTACGTATCTGGCCTTGTTGTGGTGGCATAGGATTGCATTCATACCGCTGCGCAGTCTTAGCGAAGATGAACCGTTATAGAAATGTTGGAAGGCGCAACAAGGAGAGAAGGCCATGACCGCTGAACTCCAGGCTGCCGGCGTTATTCTTTCCAGCGATCCGCTCACAACGTTGACCGCTGATCTCGTCAATCATGAGGTGGTGCTGACACTCAAAACGCCGATAGGCGACGGCTTCTATGCTCCTGTACACTCGCTCCGCATCGGCGGTCAGAAGCTCCTCGACCTCATACGGTTCGCTCAGTTGGCAGTCGAGAAGCCTTCCCAATGTTGGCGGTGTGAGCGTCCCATGATAACCAGTTCGCTCTACTGCTCTGTCTGCCACATGCAAGATCACTGCCCTGATTGCAGCGAATGGCTACACCTGTGATCCACAACGGCCCGACGATGGGCGAGCCCACTACCTCCCGTTGCGGGAGTACACCCAACGTATGTGGGCGATGACCCCATCGAAGGGCCCATGACCCTAACCGTATACGGCACTAGCAGGCAGGTGATGAAAGAGAGACAGACCGAGATGTGGAGCCAGCCCTGTAGAGAGATCGCAACTCTAACGGACATCCCAGTAGCTGGCGTCTTGGGGAGCATGGCCCCAAGCCTGACGTAAGCCTAGTGAACCAAAGGAGACTGAAAATGAGCACCATCCAGAAGACACTCAGCCTTGATGAACTCATGACACTCTGGGAAAGCACGCGGCTTGGCTCAGAGATCGCGCGGACTACCGTGGGCATCGTTTGGGATCACGTCCCCATCCTTATCGAGGCTCTACGGCAACATGATGCTATGTGGGGCATCACCCTGCTCGGCGAACTCAACGCCATCAGCGAACTGCTGAATATCAGAGGCGACGAGAGCGAGCCTGCGAATAACGCCAGGAAATACCAAGCTCATACCCGCCTCGACCAGCTACGCGTCCGCATCAGCCGCGACGTGCGCCGCCTACAGGAGCAAGAGGCCGGGTCCACCAATGGCTAACATTGAATCCAAGTACATGTTCTACTGCACGGCAGAAGATGCCCAAGCGTTCAAGGACTTCCTCGATGGAAAGAAATTTCCGTCTGCCGAGATCCGCGAGCGTCCCAACTCCATTGAGACGCACCGCAACGCCGCTGGAGCATGGAGTGTCACGGTCAAAGTATACTTCGGAAACACGCAGGAGGACGCCGAAGCCGCGAACGAATGGCTGAATGAGCTGAACCTGCGTCTACTGCTCACCTATGCGCCGGCCGACATCATCCAGTCCGAGGTCATGGCCGCTAAGTTGGAGCGCAGCCTAGAAGCTGCGAGAGAACGGGATACCATCAAGCCTGCCGCTGGCGCTATGCGTGAAAGGATTATCAAGGAACTTGAGTGATGACCGCACTGAGTGAACCAAAGAGCCTCCCTATCGCCCTCCTGCGCTACCAGCAGCAGGTCAAAGCCTACGTCCCAGAGGCACGATGCCGCCTGTCCCGCGATGGGTTGCGCTATGAAATCATCGACCCTGACAAGGGTAAAGAGGTCAACATCAACCTCTGGGGCATCGACGGCAAGGTCAAGGCAGGTGAAGCCATAGCCGCTGTCCCCTTCGGCATACGCGAACCTGGGGGCCTAATCGAATACCGCGCATGGCAAGCCGCCGCAAGGCTTCTGTCCGGCGAGTGGGATACCAAGAGCCAGGGCTGGAACCTGGACGACATCGCCTCCACCATCCTTGAGGTCAAGATGGTCCCAAGTCAGAGTACCCCTGGCAAGGTGTACGAGCTCGTGAGAACAGGCGTTGGTTGGCAGCACGTCGATACGCGCTGCCTTGGCTGGCTGGAGACCGGGACGTGCTGGCACGTGGAGCGTCAGTGATGAATACAGAATTAGCTCATTCTGAGACAGAACGTGAGCCGATTTACCTCCAGCGAGAACGGTTTCGCATCTATGGAGAAGGCTTGTGTTATGCCTCCGTTTGCTCATCGTTGCCACTAGAAGAAGTAGCTGCGCGGATGATGAGCCACGAAACAGGCATCAGTTCACAGTGGCATTTCAGCGATGAACGCGAGTTCTCATCAGGGCAATCGAACCCTTGCCCCTGTACTGCCTGGCCTGACACCCACACCCACTATCTATTCGTCTGTTAGGAGCAACCATGACCACAGAATCACCCGAAACAACCGAGGTTACAGCTCTCGCCACCATCAGCGGCGACGTGCTGGCCCGCATCGAAGAACTAGAGGATACCGCTATCGTCGAAGCGCTCACCGGATCGATCACGGCTGTTTGGGCATACAGCTTTCCTGTGGGCGGCAAGCAGATCAATGGCCTCAGCTCCAAGGGCGTCGAGGAAGCTGGCCGAGAAATGGCGAAGCAGGGCGAGGCACTGCGAGAGATCGACGTGCGCGTGGACTACGAGGACGAGACCGAGGCGCGATTCATAGCCAAGGCAGGCCGCTATGCCATCGGCGGCAACGGGTCTGAGGTCATGCTTGACTCAGCCATTCGAGGCAAGCGCCAGCCTAAGTACATGATGGCCAACGGGCGCAAGGTGTTCGATGAGAACTGGTATGAGAAGGGCGTGACCAAGGCCAACCGCAACGCCAAGGAAGCCCTC